CTCTTATACTATGGGTCCAGTAGGATCAGGAGCTACATGGGAGTCCTCTCAGGTTACTCGTCCTCTTAATATCCAGAGATACTCAGCCTTCCTTAGAGCGAATCAGTCCGGGATCAATACAGATTATGTGATGGACTATTTTCCTAATGACAGGTTTCAGAATATATTCCAGAAGACCATCACTACAAATTATCCTTGGGCATGGACCTGTGACTGGGCTTATCCAATCTGTACAGTAAGGATCTATCCTCAGCCTACTATTGATGCTCAGTTTGGTCTATCTGAGTATGCTCAACTTATAAAATTTAATTCTCTTACAGATACATTAGTTATGCCTCCCGGATACCAGCAGGCTCTTGAGTGGAATCTATGTCTGGATCTTGGTGCAGAGTATGGGGTAGAACCTACAGCCGTTGTACTATCTAAAGCTCAAGAGACTAAGTTTAATATTAAGAGAGCTAATGCTCAGCCTGTGCTTATGGCAGTTGACAAAGTAATATTGACACATGGTATTTATAGCATCTGGGGCGACAGATAGTAACATTTTATAATATAAATTCCTTGAGTTGTTCTTTGAAATATAGTATACTCTGAGTCAGGTTCAGGAATATTCCTGGCCTAACAAGGAGTGTTTATGAGTGATTTCCCCTGTGTTTATGCCATTAAGAATAATGTTAGTGGCAAGATTTATGTAGGCAGTACTAGATATTTTCATGCAAGATGGAAGAGTCATTCTTGGTATTTGAATAATGGTAATCATAAGAATGAGCACTTACAAAGATCTTATAATAAATATGGTAAAGACGCTTTTACTCATTATGCTATAGAAAAATGTGAACCTGATAAATTAGAGGAAAGAGAACAATACTGGATAGATGAATTATTAAGATGCAGGATCGAACTGTATAATACATGTTTAAAAGTTCAGGAATCACTTACTGAAGCAAGGCTTAAAAAATACGCACAGCATGGAAATCCATTAAAAGGGCGTAAAAGAGACCCTGAGCTCATGGCTCAGATCCATGCTAAGTTGGCTGAAGGGTTTGCTTCAGGACGATTACACGGTGGAATGTATGGTAAGAAGCAGAGTGAAGAGCATAAACGTAAGATTAGAGAGGCTACAACAGGTAAGCCTCACATTATCACGGAAGAGGGCTTTAAGGCTCAGGATGAATCAAGACGTAAACTTACACCAGCCAGACTTGCACACATAGCTAGATTGGCTGCATTAGCAAGAGAACGTAAGATTAAAAAGGATCAAGATAAATTAATTCAGTAGGAGGAGGATTTATGGCGAACATGGACCAATTAGGATTGGGTGCCGAGGATGGATGTTTTATCATGGGGAACTCTGGTGGGGTCGCTAATCCTATCGGTCATGATAAGACTGTAGATGGTTTACTCGCAATCCAGAAGACTACTGGTAAGCTATACTGGGTCGATCCTGATTATGCAGGAGCTACGGGGATTCAGGGAGTCCAAGGTATAACTGGAGCCAACGGGATTCAAGGGATCCAGGGGATTACCGGGATCAAAGGTATCACTGGTTCCAATGGGATCCAAGGTCTGACTGGCCAAGATGGAGTACAGGGTATAACAGGATTAGACGGGATTCAAGGAATTACCGGAACTGACGGAGTCAGGGGTCTAACAGGATTAGATGGCTTACAAGGTTTGACTGGATATGAGGGTATCACAGGTCCTGGCGGGGCACCGGTTGGTGATATGGGCACAACTGGAGCTGATGGTATTACAGGGTCTAATGGACTTCCTGGCGATCAAGGTATAACCGGGGCTCCTGGAGAAGGTCCAGTTGGCGAACAGGGTATCACTGGTCTCGACGGCGTGATAGGCCAGCAGGGCATAACTGGTCCAGATGGAGTAAAAGGTCTAACCGGCTCTAATGGAGTCTCTCCTGCAGGTGGTGGAGCGACAGGTTTACTTATAATAGATTGGGCCTGGACAATGTCTGGTGGAGTTACAGGAGTATTTGCTATTTACTCAGTTACTTAATAAGGAGCTACCGTGAATCTGAGCATAGTCGGAGCTGCTTATAAGGGACGTAGTATAGCTGTAGATGGCCAAGAACTGGTCAATCTATATCTTGAGGCGTCTCCATCTACTGAAGCCAAAAATAATGTAGTACTGATAGGGACTCCAGGCTTAAAACTCCTGGCAACTATCGGTACTACATCTAATGGCACTCGTGGGATATATGTTACAGCTCGTAACAGATGTCTTATAGTGGTCGGTAATATCCTATACGAGTTAGACTCAGCTTTTGGTTACACGAATAGAGGTCAACTTAACACTTTCTCAGGTCGTGTATGTTTTGCTGAGATCGATAAGCAGGTAGATCCTTCTGCTGCTCCAGAGTCTGATGTAATGTTGGTCGATGGTAACTACGGTTACATCCTCAATACTCTTACCAATGTATTTACAACCATAACTGGAGACTATTTTCCTGGTACTTCTGTTATAAGCCAAAATGGATTCTTCATACAAAATATGAATGACTCCAATAAATTTATTTATTCAGACCAGTATAACGGTTTAAACTGGCAGGCTTCTCTTAACTTTTTTGCAGCTGAAGCTAGTCCAGATCCAATAAACTATCTTACTCTTATAAATAATCAGCTCTGGCTAGTAGGCTCTAAATCTATAGAGATCTGGAACTACACTGGGGTAGCAGATCAGCTCTGGGAAAGATCGGGAGTAGGGTATATCCAAACTGGTATGGCTGGTTTAAACTGTGCTACAACGATCGTAGGCAATATCCTATGGCTCGGAAGTGATAAGGATGGTCAGAACATAGTCTGGCAGTCCGGATCATCTTATACACCTCAGAGAGTCTCTACTCATGCTATAGAGTACATCATCTCTCAATTAGGATCTGTGTCAGATTGTGTGGCTTTAAGTTATATGAAGGAAGGACACCAATTCGTCATATTTAACTTCCCTTCAGGTCAGAGGACTCTGGTTTATGACCTGAATACTCAGCTCTGGCATGAGAGAGGTGATTATAATAAGTATACAGGCTTAAATGAGCATCATAGAGCCATGTTTGTGGCTGGGTGGGATAATAGGATCCTTGTAGGGGATGTCGAAAATAACAATCTGTATGAGTTGGATCTGGACTATTATACCGACGATACTAAAACGATTAAACGAGTTTGGACCTGTCCTCATATACATAATGAGCGGCATAGAGTCTTTTTCCATCAGATAGAGATCGACCTTGAAAAAGGAGTAGGTCTTAGTGATGGTTCTGATCCTAAGATGATGCTTAGATATAGCAATGATGGAGGATATAATTACAGCTCTAATGAGATCTGGCAGACTGTAGGTAAGATAGGTGAGAGGCTAGTTAGATGCAGATTTAACAAATTAGGTATGAGTCGAGATAGAGTATTCCAGCTGATTATGACGGATCCTGTTAAATGGGTTCTGATCTCAGCGAGGATGGATGCCTCAACTGAGAAGGTATAATGTGGCTGGTCGTGCAAATATTGTATCTAAGGTACCGCCTTCACCTGAAATTAGGGGGCTAACAGGTTTACCTAAAGATGTGCCTGGGCCACCTCCAATCAGAACTCCAATGTATCCGGAGACTAAATCGCCTCTTGATTGGCATTGGGCTAAGTGGTTCGATGATCTTAATCAGTCAGGGGTAACAGGTTTAATAGGTTATACAGGTCCTCCAGGACCAGCAGGAGCTGATGGAGATCCAGGAGCTCCAGGATCACAAGGACCGAGAGGTTATACAGGACCAGAAGGTGATCAGGGAGCGACAGGAGCTAACAGGAATTATATAGATGGTGGTTCAGCTAGTTCGGTGTACACATCTATACAGACTATAAATGGTGGTGGAGCTTAATAGTATATTAAGGATATATGAGCCATCTAGATTGTAGCTATTCCAAGACTTTTAAAAAGTGGTAAAAAATCAAGAAAATTCGGTGTAACTCTTGTAAAAATGGGGGTATACCATCGCTGACATGTTGCAGATCAGACGAGATACAGCCGCTAACTGGAGCAGTGTTAATCCTATACTGGCTCAGGGTGAGTTTGGATGGGAACTAGACTCAAGCCGGATGAAGATGGGTGATGGAGTCAATACTTGGCTCTCATTAGCATATTGGGCTACAGGTACTGGGGGAGAAACAGGTCTACCAGGATTAGGGAATTTTATAGATAACGGTTATACAGGGATTACAGATACTCCTGTATTACTCTGGAATCGAGAAGATGAAGCTTTATTTGTGGGGATAACAGGATCTACAGATTGGATCCAGGTAGGTCAGGGAGGAGCCTCAGGTTATAGCGGAGCAAGCGGAGTAGGGACCTCAGGTTATTCTGGAGCTCAAGGAGAGTCAGGTTATAGTGGAGCTGTAGGTAGTGGATCTCAAGGAGAGTCTGGTTATAGTGGAACTCCAGGAGAGTCTGGTTATAGTGGATCTCAAGGAGAGTCTGGTTATAGCGGAGCTTCTGGGGCGGGTATTTCAGGATACTCTGGTCAAAGCGGGTTAGATGGAGTAGCCTCTGCTTCAGGTTATAGTGGAGCAGCAGGAGAATCGGGCTACTCAGGAGTCTCTGGTTTTTCAGGTGAGAATCCAGGAGCTTCAGGCTACTCAGGAGCCCAAGGAATATCAGGTTATAGTGGTGGTACTGGTTCTAATGGAACCTCAGGTTACTCAGGAGCCTCAGGGGAATCTGGAGCAGGTGGATTAGGAAATCTTATAGATAATGGTTTCACAGGAATAGTTGATACACCTGTGTTGCTCTGGTCAAGAGATGATGAAGCTCTGTACATTGGTGTTACTGGATTACCGGATTGGATCCAGATAGGAGCAGGTCAAAGTGGAGCCAAAGGTGATTCTGGTTACTCAGGAGCTGGTCAGAGTGGATATAGTGGGGCTATAGGAGAGCAAGGAGGATCCGGTTATAGTGGAGCCTCTGGTTCTGGAGTATCAGGTTATAGTGGCTATTCGGGAGCTTCAGGCTATTCTGGATACTCAGGAGCTGAGGGTATAGCAAATTTCCTGGATGAGAACGCTTATCCAGTTCTTACTCCA